ACATTCTATATTAAAACTTAGTGATACCAGACGTACGAGTTTGATTCAAAGAGCAGAACTTCTGGAGTACAATAGAGCAGGATTTCTGGCTAAAATAGGGGAGTATGAAGAAGGGATATCAGAAATAGATAGTGAGCTTGTAGCTATTGATAAGGAGCTACATAGGCTTGTAATAATTAATACGGAATTGGAGCCTGATTATGAAAACGTATGATGTAACAGTAAAAACTTATTTGACAAAGAATTTCGCTTGTTTGGGTTATGCTACTTACCGTTTAGATGTGGAAGCAGGGGACGAAACGGAGGCCAAGTGGATTGCTCTGCAAGTTGCTGACCCTGAATCTGACAGACATTCATGTGTAGTAGATATTAATGAATTGGAGGGGATATGGCATACACAATAAACGGTAAACCATACACTGAGCTTGATATTAATAAGCGGTGTGCTGAGTTATTGGCAATTAAATACATCACTAATGACGTATATGTGCTAATTCCTGACCCTGTTATGAGTATGGAGGCTAGCTGCTCTCAGTATGTGGAATATAACCCATGCACAAACCCAGTAGACACAGATGCTATTATTGATAAGTGCTGGAATGAGTTGATGTCTGTTAAGTATGAGTATTGCGTCCTTTCAAGGTGGCAATATTTAATGCATCAACACAAATGCACAAAACTAGTAGCAGCATGTATCTGTTACATTGAGATGCAGGAGGAAACATGAAAGACAACGAGCCTTTAACACCAGAATGGGTAGGGGAGAACATGCAGCTCATACATTTCCTCCTAAAGAAATGGAAAATATGTGCATCTTGGACTCCCGGTTATGAAGACATAGTACAGAATGTTGCTTATACTATCCTGAAGAACATCCCTAATTATAAACCGGAGGTGGCTTCTAAGAGTGCATACATAGGAATCCTTGTAATGCAGGAAGTATGCAGACCCATTAAGGCTAATATAAAATTAGCTAACAGTGCAGAGCAGATAGAGCCTTGGCATGATGTCCCATTTGAATGTGATATGGAGGAGCAGATATATGTTGAGAGAGAATTCAATAAACTAACAGAGGTGCAACAGATGGAAGCATTAGGATATACGTTTAAAGAGATAGGGGCAGTAGTGGGGCTGAGTCCTGATTACATTCGAAATAAGAAAGGGTTGGCAACAAGGGGTAAGGTATGAGCGAGTTAACTAAATTTACAAAGGGCAGATGGTATATAAATGATTGTGGAATTCACTGGAATAACCCAGATTTAAAACATCTTGAGGTTTGCTATTCAGAAATCGGAGAGGTTATATGCGACACTGTTTACACAGAAGCAGATGCTAATCTAATAGCAGCAGCACCCGAGATGTACAAATTTTTAGATGACTTAGCTAACGGCAGGGGTACGGATTACCCAATAGAGCAACTACTAGCTGAAGCAAGGGGTGATTTATGAGACAGATTAAATTTAGAGCTTGGGATAAAGTAAGCCCGCATCCTTGCATGATTGAAGTTGAAAGCGTTATGTATGATGAGTTCGATAAAATGTCAATTTCTGGCAAGCCATTTGACGAAGATAATGGAGGCTTTACACATCTTGAAGAGGGTGAATTTGAGCTATTGCAATACTTTGACCTACAAGATAAAAACGGAATTAATTACTGCGTAGGTGATTTGGTAAACGTATATTTTACATCAAACAACGGTGAACACATACATGACTGTATTTATCAGGTGGTTAAGGGTGCGCTAGGTGGCATAGAGTTGCAGTACAGGGCGTTAATGTGGGAATCTCACGGATGGAATCAACACACGCTACATTCTACGTTATCAGAAAAGTATTCGCGGCTTAGTGAAGATTATTTAAATCGGGGTAGATTAATGCTTGAAGACTCTTACGGAACAAACAGCATGTCTAGAGAGCGATGGAAAGAAATTGACGAATCACGCTACTTTGAAATTATAGGCAACATACATGAGAATAAGGAGTTGTTATGAAAAAACTAATACTAACAGCATTGATGATACCACTCTTAGCTCAAGCTAGACCAGATGCATGTTTGAATATTAAGAATGTAGCAAGTACAATAATGCAAGCTAGGCAGGCAGAGGTTGAAGCTCAAGTAGTAGTGGATAAACTAGGAAAGGAAGTGAAAGAGGAGTGGTTGTACAGGGCACACATGCACATTGTTATTGCTGCGTATCAGCGACCAGTGTATGCCACAGACATGTACAAAAAGAGAATTATTAGTGAGTTTGCTAATAAATATTATATAGCTTGTTGGTCGGGGAGTATGTGATGAGCTTAGAACAATACAAAGACGCCAATAGGAAAGATTTGTGGGATATATTGCAGATACAAATGCAAGTGTTACAAGCAGAAGTTGCTAAGAATGCAGAGCTTGAGAAAGAAATAGAAAATTTAGTAGGAGAGTTTGCAGAAGCGGAATGCCTAGGAGAAGTAGCTAAAATGGCTAGAATGTATGGATATACAGAACAAGATTAAACATTCGATATTGTATTTGGATACAGGAGAACAGAATGAAATTAGTATGTGACCTAGAGGCTGATGGCCTTTATCAAGAGGCTACACAGATATGGTGTGCTGTGTTTAAATGTACAGAAACAGGGCAAGTATGGAGGTTTAGAACACAAGCTAAGATAGAGGCTATGCTTGATAAGGCAACAGTATTGATTATGCATCATGGTATTGGATATGATAAGCCTCTTCTTAAAAAGATATGGGGCTATGAGTACAAAGGACGTGTAATAGATACTGTGTTGTTGTCCCGAGAGTTGTGCAAGAACATACCTGTACCTGAACAGATGAAGCTTGATTACATAGAGAAAGGGAAGAAGCTAGATGGCCCTCACAGCCTTGCAGCTTGGGGATATAGGTTAGGTAGGGGTAAGGTGGAACATGAGGACTGGAGTCAGTACACACCTGAGATGATGCATAGATGTGTAGAGGATGTAGAGATTACGTATCTTGTGTACTTAGAGATGCAGAAGAAGCTACAGAATGGTAACTTCCCTCCTAGAGCTGTGTGGCTCACTATGGACTTCATGGACTGCATCAGTAGACAAGAGAAGCATGGATGGAAGCTTGATATTCCTAGATGTGAGCGTTACATAAGACAGCTTACTACGTGGGTGGATAGGATAGATAGAGTGTTACATCCCCAACTACCTATGATTCCCACGATTAAAGAAGACAGGATGGAAGACGGATATAGTGAGGGTGTTCAAGCTCCCTTTACTAAAGCAGGGACAATGGCACTAAGACTACAGAAGTGGATAGATAAGAATGATTTGGATAGTTTTGCTAGCAATGTGGGTGGTCCTTTCTGTAGGGTGGATTTTAGGAGGGTTAATCTGGCCTCGGATAAAGAAGTTAAAGAGTTTCTTCTCGATTTGGGATGGCAACCAGAAGAATACAACTACAGTAAAAAGGAAGTAGATGAAGATGGTAATCCAGTTAGAACGAGTCCTAAGCTCTCCTCTGATGACAGCTTCCTTGGTGTTGATGGAAAGCTGGGGAGGTTGATATGTAAGCGTGTACAGTGCGTACACAGACGTTCTAGTATACAGGGGTGGTTGGATAGGGTGAGGGAGGATGGACGCTTAGAGAGTAGAGTGAGCGGATTCGCTGACACATACCGAGTTAGACATGCCAGTTTAGCCAATGTCCCCAAGGTAACTAGTTTCTTTGGTAAGCAGATGAGACGATGCTTTATAGCCGAAGAAGGGATGGTATTGGTTAGTGCTGATGCTGCTAGTTGTCAAGACAGGATGATTGTATCAAGAGCAAAGGATGCAGGTATATCAGATGATATATTTGAGGATATGATATTAAATGGAGATAAGGCTAAAGGAACAGATAGCCATACGAGAGCTAGGGATGAGATTAACAAACTATTCCCTGCACTAGGAAGGGAAACCATAGAAAGGGATTCAGCTAAGAACTTCTCTTATGGTTACAAGTTTGGATGTGGTGCTAAGAAGATTGGCTTCATGGCAGGGGAGAAGAACGAAGCAAGAGCTGTTGTTATAGGCAAGGCTGTTAAGGCTGCATTTGATACAGTATTCCAAGCTCAGATAGGACTACAGGCTCATATCAGGGAAGAGTGGGTTAAGACAGCAAGAAGAAGGACAGTGAAGTACACATGGAATGGGAGGAAGCAAGAGAAGACAGAGTTCTATAACGGATATATAGTTGCACTGGATGGGAGAAGAGTGCTTGTACGTAGTGAGAAGGATGTGTTAGTATACGCAGTACAGAGTGATGAAGCTATTATGATGCAGGTCGCAACAGTCATGGCTAACAAAGAACTAAGAAGTAAGTACATAGATGGTGTAGACTACAAACAAGTATGTTTCTACCACGATGAATACACATTTGAAACAAAACCTGAGATAGCAGAAGATGTCAAGGGTATATTGGAGAGATGTATAGCACAAGCAGGAGAGTTTTTCAATCTCACTATCAAGCAGATAGGTGAGGGGCAGATTGGTTTAAATTGGGCAGAAGTTCACTAGGAGGTAGTATGATAGTTATAAACATATGTAAATATGAAAAGATAAAACTAGAGCTTGTTTTTACTTTTAGGTCTATATTCTTTTTTAGATTGAGAACGTTAGACACAAGCTATAATTATAGGAACCCCTTCAAGTGCATAAACCTTATGCTTTTAAAAGAGGACAGCAGATGAATAATCGAGAAATTATAGATAATGCACCAGATGGTGCGACTCATATAAGTGAGGATTACGGGCTTATCTATCTACGTGCAGACCCCGATGCGTATGTATCCTCATATAGCAATTCTCGATGGGGTGATAATGACGTAAGAACAGAGTTGCTTCACTTTCATACAGTGCGCTCACTAGCAGACATTAAAAGGATACTCGAGTTAGAGGATTTAGTACAATCTTACAGAGAGGCGCATTGTTAATGAATTTAAAACCACCACCAGTATTCCTTAGAATACCGTCAACAACACAAGCAATACATAGCATCAAGCCACATAATATTGTATGCTTAGTTGATAGAGTAAGACCAGAGGTAGAGACAGAAGTCCATCACTTACTAGGTAAGGAGTCGGTGTTCTTCACAACAAGCTTAACATCACAAGAGATTGAGCAAGGCATGAGTAGTTTATTAGAGCAACAAGCAGCATACGACAACGAATATTTTAATTTAAACTTTTTAGGAGATAGTGAATAATGCCGTCAATTTCAGGAATCGTAGAAGGAATCAGTATCAAGCCACTTAACGAACCAGACCGTTTTGGTAACTTACATAGATGTAGCATTAAGATAGGAGAGGATTGGATTAGTTGGGGAACCACTAAGAAGCCTGAAATCTCTTACAAAGAAGGTGAGAACTACAAAACCCTACAGAAGGGAATGGAAGTGGAGTTCATGTACAAACAGAATGGAGACTTCAAGAACATTAGTAAGACATCTCTATCTGTTCTTAATACAGAAGGAGCACAGGCTGCACAAGCTCCTCAGCCACAGCAACAAGCTCCTGCTTACAAGGCTCCACAAGCTAAGGGTAGCTTTGTAAATCCAGCAGAAGTTGGGCAGTGTTTGAATCTAGCTGCTGATGTATTAGGACTTGATGCAGAAGCTCTCCTTGACACCACACAGGTTACAGTAGCTATTAAGTGGTACAAGGAAGTGAGGGAGTTGTTTACGGAGTTGTATCCTTCTGTAGTGGCAGGTAAGGCTCCTGTGAAGGAAGTACCGAAGGCTGTTGAGAAGCCTGTTGTAGACTTATCAGATGATGACCCTATCTAACTGACAACAATGACAAGGATGTCATTTAATTTGAGGAATGAGAAATGACTGCCCCCTTATGGTTTACCAATCCAAACGGTGTATTAACAGAACAAGAGATATTGGAGCAACTTGAATATGAAAGAATTAGAGCAGAGCAAGAAGCTACTCTGCATTGATGCAGATATTATTGTCTATAGCATTGGATGGGGATGTGAGAAGGAAGAGGACGAAGACCAAGTACATAGACGAGTAGATGATTTCTTTTCTAAATTATTTGCTACACATGAAACATACAACTATAAAGCTTACTTGACAGGTAGGGGCAACTTTAGAGAGACAGTGGCAGTGAGCCACAAGTACAAAGGAACAAGGAAGAAGGACAAGCCGTATTGGTACAACAGTATTAAACAGCACTTGATACATGAATGGGATGCTGTAGTTGTAGAAGGTATGGAGGCTGATGACCAATTAGCTATGGACATAACAAGTGATACCAATGCCATATGCTGTACAATTGATAAAGACCTTTTACAAGTACAGGGGTGGCACTACGGATGGGGTACACACAACAAGGGAGAGAGGGAGTTGCACTACGTTGATAGCTGGGGTAAGCTAGAGATGAGAGGCAAGAAGCTCTATGGTGAGGGTGCTATGTGGTTGTATGCACAAGCCATCATGGGTGACTCCACAGATAACATCAAGGGAATACATGGAGCTGGTGATGCTAAAGCGTTTGAGTTGTTACATGAGAAGACAACAGAAAGAGAGCTTTATGAGACAGTGCTGGAGCTTTATACCCTGCACTTTGAACAGCCAGTAGAGAGACTAGAAGAGAATATGCACCTCCTTTACATGTGTAGAGGATGGGATAATGACAAACTGATACATTGGAAATCACCTATATGACTATTAAATTTTATTTATTTCGATTATTGGTTAAGATGGGAGTTGCAAGGTCTTTATTATGGGCAAAAAATGATGACACGTATTACTTTCATATAGGCTCCTTCACTGACGGTAGCCGAGTTGCATTCAAAATCGTAATTGGCCCTTTCTTGTTTATGATAGGCTACGCTAAAAAAAAAAAGGAAAATAAATAATGAAGATTACAAATAGATATTGCGAACTGAAGGCACTGACACAAACACAGATAGATAAATTAAGGGTGTTGATGCCTAAGAGCAATTGTTTTGATTTTATGGAAAAGGAGGAACTTCTAGGTTTTACCCAGCATGGCACAGCCGGAACGTTTGCTATTGACCCTTCAGACATAATTATTTCATACGAACAGATGGTAGCCCTCATAACAGGAGAGAAAGAGGAAGAGAAGCTTATTCCACATGTACACCAAAAGGAGATTATTGCTTGGGCTAATGGAGAAGAGATTGAGTTTTTGAGTATACTCAGTGGTAGGTGGGTTCAAGCATTCACCCCCCGCTTCACGGAGGATACGCAATACAGAGTAAAGCCTGAGATAACACCTACACAACTACGTATTCAAGAACTGACAGAGGAGATAGTGAAGCTTAGAGAGCAACACAATGTAGAGTGCGGTATTAACAAAGTGATGGGGAGCTAATGGCTGCTGTTAGAGGGCTAAAGAATAAGGCAGGGGGTACATGGTCAACACCAAGATACTGGAGCTTCATAAGGAGTTGTCTAAGGAGAGCATGGAGTAGATATCCTGTCCGTTATCAAGTGCTGAAGGAGGCACAGAAGCCATACACAGGAGAAGACAAGAGAACTAAATGGATGTATGAATGTGCTGATTGTTCTAAGGATTTCAAGACAAAGGAAGTGGAGGTAGACCACATTGTAGGAGCAGGTAGTTTAAAGGACTACAGCGACTTAGCTGGATTCTGTGAGAGATTGTTTTGTGAAGCTGACAACTTACGTGTATTATGCAAACCTTGTCACAAAAAGAGAACTGATGAAGAGAGGAAGAAATAATGACTTACGATAAATACCAGAATTGGCTTATGCTTATTGAGAACAATGATATTGATGAGCTAGAAGAAGCAATCAGGGAAGAGATACAGAAGCTCATTCCTTACATGGATGCAGAAGACATAGACATAACAGAAGCCGAAGCCATTGAAGCAGCAGAAGGATATATACATGAGTAAAGTATTCAAGATAAAGACAACCAAGAACGTTCCCTCTAACATCTGTCACCTCATGATTCCAGATACTCAGTGTAAACCAGATGTAGATATGTCACACTTGAGCCACATAGGGCAGTATATTGTAGACAAGAGACCAGAAGTTATTGTCCACATTGGAGACCACGCTGATATGCCCTCTCTAAGCTCCTATGACAAGGGTAAGAAGAGTGCAGAGGGTAAGAGGCTCGCTTTAGACATTGAAGCCAGTATAGAGGGTATGAGGCTCCTTCTAGGGCCACTGCATGAACTACAAAAGAAACAGAAACAAGACAAGAAGAAAGTCTATACACCAAAGATGGTGATTACACTAGGTAATCATGAGGAGAGAATCATGAGACATGTGGAGTCCAATCCTGAACTAGCTGACTTCCTTTCTTATGACAACTTGAAGTACAAAGAGTTTGGATGGGAAGTACATGACTTCTTAAAACCTGTTATTATTAATGGTGTAGCGTACTGTCACTTCATGGCTAATCCTTTCTCAGGTAAGCCCTATGGTGGGTCTGCACAGAATGTACTGAAGCAAGTGGGAGAGAGTTTCTGTGTAGGACATAAGCAGACATTGGATGTAGCTACAAGATTCCTCCCTGCTAGTGGTAAGCAACAATGGGGGATTATAGCAGGAGCTTGTTATGGACATGATGAGGGATACAAAGGACATCAAGGCAACCACCATTGGAGAGGCATAGTAGTTAAGCACAACGTTCAGGAAGGGAGTTTCAATCCTATGTTTGTTGATTTAGATTATTTGAAAGAGAGATATGGGGATAAGATATGAACATCAGAACAGATAACAGCACAGTGATTGAAAGTTTAAATAATCGTATTGCAGAGCTTGAGAGAGAGATTTTAAACGTTACTAACAATGCAAAGGAAGTCTTAGCAAACGGTAGGAATACACAGGCCGTTAGAAGGGGGTTTGAAATGAGTGGTTATGTAAAACACTACATAATAAGCCGTGTGGATTTTAATTCTTTAAAGGAGAAGGGTAATGAGTAGTTTTGTTTTATGTGATGATAGTGATTGGGAAACAATGTACGAAGCAGAGAGTTATAAGTGGTTTAGACTACAGGATGCTAAGGAGATAATAGGACATCCACGTATTATTGTCTATGTACATGAGGGATGGTGTGGTAGTGTTGATGACGATAGAGCAGAGTACTTAGAACAGCAGATAGAAATCCTTGCTCACTTCGGGTACATTGTATTAGTATACAAATGGGAAGATGGGAAAGAAGAAGTTTATAAAGTGGAGCACACAGCAGTGATAGAGAGTCCTCAAGTAGAGATGTTTCCTTCTAGTTCTGTAGCTGTGTACGAGACAGAAGATAATAGTTGTGCTGGCGGGAGCTGTAAAATATGATTGATTTCCTTGATAAAGCAACGGATGAGATGATACACAAGAAGTATCTCCTTTGGCACTACGGAATGATAGTGAGGTTTGGGGGTGAGTTACTTGATGTTCAGAAAGAGAAAAAAGAAGAGCTTCTGAGTGATGATATAGATATAGAAGGCTTGAATGGCGACTTAGGGGGTTTTTCTAAGTTTCAGACATACGCTTTGGAGAGATTAAGAAAGGCAGGTAAAATATGATTGATTTTAACCAATTCAAAGAACACGTAGTAATACCTACATTAAAGTACTTAGACAGTGAGATACCTTACAGTGAAGAAGCTGTAGACCTCCTCATGATGACTTGTGCCCATGAGAGTATAGGTGGTACATATTTAAGACAGAAGGGCGTGACGGGGGATATAGGAGCATTTGGTGTTTATCAAATGGAGTTGGCAACACATAACGATATATGGTTTAACTACATAGAATATAGGGCGCTGACAGAACAACTTATTCAGTCCTTGTTAGTGGATTGCCGTGCGGAAGTGGCTCAACCACTCATAACCAACCTAGCATACGCAACAGCTATGGCAAGAGTACACTACTGGAGAGTACCAGAAGCTCTCCCTAGTAAAGATGATACCAATTACATGACTCAATTAGGAGCTTATGCTAAGAAGTATTACAATACACATCTTGGTAAGGCTACAAGCAGTAAGTACGTAACAGATTATTTTGTATGGAGGGATAGTTGATGTTCTTTAATAAGTGGAAGAAGCGTGCATATGCAGAGCTTGAGAAGAATGAATTCCTAGAGGAAGACTTACTCTCCCACAAGAGTGAGTTGGAGAGGTTATACAAGACTATTACAATAATGGAGAGCAACCCAACTTGTAACCATATACTTGATTTGAGGATGGAAGCAGCAATGGATAACAAGCCAGCAACAAAAGTGTACTTAACACACGAACAGCAGATGGATATATATGCAGATGTAGGTACGTACTTAAAGGATAAAGGGAGTATTAACATGATATACGGATTGAGAGTGTTTACAACACAAAAGAATATGAGGGTAGAATAATGAGTTATGATGAACAGAGAGAAGATTTCTATGATAGGGAAATAGAGAAGTTGTGGAGGATACATGCACCTGAAAGAGAAGCACCTTCAGCGGGGAGATGCACAAGGAATATGCCTCCAGAATGGCCTACAGAAGAACGTATAGATAACATAGGGCACAATGGCCCAACAGGAGAGCATTACATGAATAAGTATCAACGTAAACTAACAAGTCCTCTTATGGTGTGGGACAGAAACCTTGCAGAGACAGAGACAGAAGTTTTTATAGATGTGTATGATGTACTTAATGCATTCAATGTCTCCAATCCCGCTACAGCTCACGCTATTAAAAAACTCCTTTGTACAGGTAGTAGGGGATTAAAAGACTGGGAAACAGACTTACAAGAGGCCATAGACAGCCTAGAGAGAGCTAAGTCCTTCCCACCACTGCCATTCTAACAGAAAAAGAAAAGGAGCTATTAAGGCTCCTTTTTTTGTATCTACTACTTTCTTATACGGATGTTATTATAGTTGTCCAACTAATCACTGTAATTGAAGCAGCCTGAACACTTGCAAACCTAAACCTCGCCCCTCCATTCTTCTCATTTGCGTTCCTAATAACAAAAGCCGTATTAAAAGTAAGACCACTCCCCGTATTTGCAGTTTTGTAGTACGTATGGTTTATCGTATGTTCATGTGCTGAAGCTGTACCTTCTGCTGCACTGATGGATATATCAACCTCTTGAGCTGCTAAGTTGTCAAACTCTACTCTCCCTGTGAAGTGAATAGTATCCCCTACTTTTAAGCTTGTAAGATCAAACTTATTTGTTGAGGGGTTCCATAAAGCTGCTTTGGAAGTAGGGTTGTAAGATGCTGACTCACCTCCTAGCCCATTACTAGTAAGAAATGTATCAGTTGCTCCTCCTAAGTGTGACTGGGCTGAAGCTGTGTTTCCCGTAACAAACCAATAAGTGCTATTCCCCAATGCTTCTGCTAAATCCTTAGTAGCATTTAACTTCCCACGTACACTACTCCCCAACTCCCCATCTAATATATTACCAATAGGCATTAGCTATCTCTCCAGTTTTCATTATCTCTCCAAATTTTATTATCATTCCAACTACCTGATGACAACAACCAAGGGTCATCCTGTAAAACATTTTGTCTCCATGCTGCATACTTGTCTGTCAAAGACCCATCTAAGAATCCACTCTGGAAGAGGTAGTCATACCACATGTCATTATAAGCCCCCTCCTCAAATCCTTCACTCCTAAGCCAAGCTACAATTACATCATTATCCTGCCCTCTAAATACTAAATTCCTTAGATACTGAGCTACAGCATTCCATGTTTGTCTACTGTCTACAGGTATAACAATGCTAGCCCCTCCTAGTACTAAAGGTCTTCCTACAAATTCTTCTGTAGGTATTCCATTAGGGAATATCTGTTGTAGTATGAGTTCTATAATAGGGTTTCCTACAAACTCAAGAGATGTTATTGCACTTGGGCCTATAAACAGCTCTGGTAGTATTGCAGGACTCCCCACACTTTCCTGCGTTGCTATAGCTATTGGTGATATTAATACAACACCTGTTGTAATAGTAGGTGAGCCAAAGCTTTCTGCACTAGCAATAGGGCTTGTTGTTATTACCAACCCTCCACTAGATTGCACGAAAGCACCTATGCCATTTGTATCAAGCAGAGAGCCAGACTTAATTCGATAATCGCCGCTAGTCAATGGCGTTGTTGAAACAAAATTATCAGCGACAACAATGTTTGTAAGAGTGTCCGCTGTTGCGTCTGTCGATGCGTTATTTGATTGAGTTACAGTATCTCTAAAACACGCCCCCACGTTGTCGTTATATACTGCAGTGTTAGAAAGTGTAATTGTGTCAGTAGAACCAACAGAGGAAGATTCGTTTGCAAATATAGAATTGCCAGTTCCTACGGTATCGCCGTTAAACACAGTATCAGAATTACTAGCTAAAACGCAATTTACATACCCATTGCCTACCAAACTATTTAGTCTACTCGTACCGCTATTTGCGCGCAATAAACAAGATGATATATTTGTATCACCCCCTGATGTCGTGGCTATGTATGCGCCCTGAGTAGTTGTAGAATAAATCTCTAAGCCAAAAAGCTCTGTTTTATTTCCTCTACCTCGAACAGTAATTCCTGTCGATGTCATGCCGCAAAGTTGACGCTCTGTGCCGTCAAAAGCCCCCGTAGAAGAAAAGGCTTCTAATCTAGCTCCATTAGGCCAACTGCCGTTTATATCTAATTGAGATGACCCGCTATCAAAAAACCCATCAACGCGACCTACGGTTATGCTCCCGTAATTTGATGACTGCTCTGCTGCTTCCCATGCCTGTGGAGTTGTATAATCACCCGTCCCATCTGCCCGTATTATTGCATTTTGTGGCATTACACACCCACCTGTATAATTGCTGAATTAATATCGTCTGCCGTTACTGTTGCCTCTGCAAAATCAGATAGTTCTTGGTAAAAAGGTGAATCCTGACGGGGGAAAACTAACCTACGTAGCTTAACGTTTTCTTCATCCGAGTCTAAGAGGTACACATATTGTTCTTTTTCCGCATCGGATATATTAATTATTACAAAATGCATAGGCCAATCTGTAAGACCTGCTTCAATAAACCTTAATTTACTTTCAAATTTACCAAAAACGTGGTTGTCATTAAACACACCGAGTACGTCACCAGTGGCATTTGTGTTTTCTGTATGTTTAACTAACAACCTGCAAGCCATTATATAAATCCTTATTAAAATTATTTTAAAAGTTCTTCTAACTCGTTACGTAGAACACCACTCAGCTCTAAGGAAGTAGCTCTTTTAAGCGTTTCCTTAACAAGCAAACTGTCTAATTCTTGAATACGTAAACGAGTGGTTCTTTCTAGTGTTTCTTCAGGTGTTAATTTAGTAAAGCCAAACATAAGTGTTCCTTATAATGTAAATATTGGTGCAGACCATTGAATAGTAATATCACCACCATTGGGGGTAACAGGTAAGCCTGTAGCTGTATCAATAAGAGCTATGAGCCTTGAGGATGCTTCTACCCCTGTATCTTGGTAGATAACTACGTATTCAGAGATATCCCCTGTAACAGCTGTAAGGGTGACGTCAGCAGCATCCGCTGAACCATTAGTGGTTGTCTTAGATGTAAGGTTGACACTTGTACCGTTGGTAGCCCTTCCAGCAGCAGCTACATCACTTAAAAATTGGTCTGTAGCTAAGTTGGGTGTGTAGTCTGCGGAGTCAACCACTACAGATTTGATGTTATCTCCACTCCAGCTAATCTCCCCTTTTAAGAAAGACTCCCTCCCTAAAGCGTATAATGCGTTTGCCATGTTTATTTCCTATTAATTAATTAGTTTACTTTCTTGGGCCTTTGCGAGTCATGCCTTTAAAACTACCATTCTTCGCTTTGTTTGTTTTACTGCTCACTACTCTTTGATTAGACTTAGCATTACTCCCACCGTTCCTAAGAGGCTTCTTGTGGTCTATCTCTTTACCATCTCCCTTCTTAACTCTTCCTTCTTTTTCTGCAACTCTTCGGGCTTGATTTCTCTTTACACGGTTGTCCTGAGTCTTGCTATTAAAAGCTCTTTTTGCCTTGCTTGCAGGCTTGGCATTAGCTTTAAATTCTCCTTTGGCTGGCATGTTTTTCTCTCTTATTTGTGTTAGTGGTCACTTACTAAAATGGGGATTGTATGTCACTCATCCCGTTTTATATGTCATTCATCGCAAATATAGTTGCATGAGGGTTGCTGGATGACAATACTGTGTATGTTCTTTCTTTTACTTCTTTTGAATAAGAAGTTTTCTTTCTTCTCTAGGGTTTTAGAAGTATTCTATAAATTAATAAACATTAAACATCCTATCTAACTATAACTTAGGCTTTAGGTTTTGAAAGTTAACACTTATTACATTACCCTTTCTTTGTAAGTTGTTAAAATTTACTTTTTTAGGTACACTAACTTCCTCTGAATACCTATTAACATTCCTTCCTGCATCTGCTACTCCCTCATCATACTTTTTTATACCACCTACATTTTCATACCCTTTTGGAAAAGAAGGTCGAAGCGTATACTCCTGTGTATAACTCACCATCTCTTTAGGAGACTTCCCTTTGTTTGCAGCCTTTACTTCTTCTAAGTTATCTATTCCATTCTGTTTTTCAAGGTTACGTAGGACAATACCTAATAAACCTGCATCTAATTCTTTTGTTTTTCTTTTGTAGACAGCGCCTTCAGGGTTCTTAGCTCCCCACTTTTGCCAGTCTGCATACTGGTCGCTCACGCCACCAGAGAGTTTTCCTTCATACGTTTTTAGTAAGGTTTCTCTTTGTGACGATGTAAAACCACCACTGTTTTCTGATATTTTTAAGATGTTTTCTGGAGATAAGCGGCCTCCTAAATTTTCTAAAATGGTAATGTCTTGTTTAACACTAGCAGGAATTATAAAGTTATCCCCTGATTTACTCATAGTTTTTAGTGCAGATAAGAAACCCATTAGTTTACACTCACTACTTTGCCAGCTTTAATAGTAACAGTTACCCCAGTCCCGTCATCATACTCCCCATCAGCCATTGTGGAGATATCCACCCCTTGCTCCTCCGCAATAGAATTATAGTTTGTTATGGGTGGTGATTTATCTGGGTTTTTAGTAGGAGCCATTCCAAGAGACATAAGAATATCCTCATCAAATCCACTAACATAAGTATTATCCATACCTAACTCAGTAAAAGACTTCCTAGTATTTCTAATCAATAAGTTAACTTGTTCTATCTGAGCATTCCTTCCTGCTATCCTACTTGTCCTATCAAACTGCATTGTTTTAGTATTGAACTTATAATCATTCCTAACATCTGCACTCATACCCATTGAACCAAATTCATTAGTAGTTGTGTTGTTAGATGTTTCTTGCATCATAAGTCTTTGAATATTACCTGCAAGAGATGGGACTGCTGCTCTGTATATTAAGTCTGCTGATTCCTCTGCCTTCTCTGCACTTACAACTCCCTTCCCTTGAGCAACTATAGCCTTAGTGGTAGCATCAAGTGCTCCTTTAATTACAGCACTCTTAATCTTAGCAGGGGAGTTGTTAAACAACCCATCAATAATCTTCTGATTAGTCTCTTGGCTTTCTTCTGAGGGAGCACCATTAGTCTGCATTATATTAGGAAGGTTTCTTAGAATAACATCAAAGCCTTCTTGTTCAGGGTCTACATTCCCGCCTATACTCCCTTGTACAAACTCCAACATTGTATTAAAGCTTGTCATTTCTTGTGGGAGGCCAATAAATTTACTAGAGTACAATGAGTTTACTGCTGTCCTTTCATCCTTTGTACCCCCGAACATCTTATTTAAGCCTCCTTGATACAAGCTATCAGCATTATTCTGTAGTGCTTTCAAGGATTCTGTCTTAGTAAACAAGGCTATTGTGTTGTTTACACCTTGCTCTAAGTTATTAATCATAGTACTAATAGCATTAGGGGATACGTATGTTTCTGACTGCCTAGCTCTTGCATTAACAACTTGTGTTATGTTTTGCTTGTATAAGTTAAGGCGCTCTACAATCAAAGGTACGTTTTCTAAGGAAACCCCTCCCTGTTGTTTAGCAAAAGAACCCATATCCGATGCACCCACAGCTCCTAGTTCCCTCCCTGTGTTATAAGACCACATCCTATCATTCTGATTCTGGATAGCAATTTTATCTGTTAGCGCATCCCTGTCTCTTTGCATCTTAGCATTCTGAGCAGATGTTTCTGCTTGTATTCTTGCACTCTGTATTTCTACTTTATCCATCTCTTCTTCAGTCATCTCAGCAGGATTACCAATAGCTACACCCGCTGTATAGGCTGCATTAGTAATAGATATGTTTCTTTCTTGCCTTGCAATCTGACGTGTTTCTAGTTGTTGTGCTTTCTGTACTTCTGCTTTTGTAACATCATCCATCACATCACCACTTGTCTGTCTGGTGAGTGAGTTGGTACTGTTAATAATATCTACTTGAAGAGAAGAGTCTCCTAGGTTACTAAGGAAAGACTTCTCTGCTCTACGGAAGGCATTACCTGATACACCATTCTGTTTTTGCATTTCTCTGAACTCCCTGTATTTAAGAGTTCCTTCTGCAATACGAGTGTTGTACTCTACCTGTTGTTGTTTAGCAGCTCCTAGAGCTTCCTGTGCTTTGTTTTGCCTATACAACCCAAGACCAAAGCTCACTGCACTTATAGTGTCTGAAGCAAGGCTACCTGTGTTAGTTTGGAGTTGAGACGGCCCCGCTGCTTGTTGCACAAGAGTTTGGATACCTCTGGTAAATTCAGTCATTATTCTTTATCCTCTAATATCTTCTGCATACTGTCTGTTGACTCCGCTATTTTTAATGCTGCATCAAACAAAGCTTTAGACTCAGGACTCTGTGCTTTCTGTGCCAGTAGCCTTAAACCTTCTGCTCTATTGTTAATTTGTCCACTTACTTGATACGGACGTATGTACTGCTGATACGTACTACTCCCACTTGTTAAAGCACTCTGTGCAAAAGCTTTAGCTATCTCATCCTTAAACTTAGGGTTGGATATAGTTTTGGCTGCTGTACTCCACTTCTCTAGTAGTTCATTTCCTTTTGCTAAATCTAATGTACCCATTAACTTGTGGTAAGCCATATCCCTTGACATAGCCTGTAGCATTGTCTCAGCATTCCGTATAGCCGTTTTCTCATCATTCATTATACTGAAGATACCTTCGTTCTTTTTATCAAAGCTACTGCCATTGAAGTAATCAGTAACAAGAGCTGGCTGTATATTAGCAGCTAACATAATAGCTTCTATCTTCTCTATCTTCATTCCACTAGACAGACTCTTTGCATAAGGTAGTTCTTGAAACAAATACCCTATAACAGCTTTCTCTATGTTCTTTAAACCAGAGATAGGCTCCATAACTTCACTAGCAATCATTGTAGCTTTATCAAAGCTGTCTATATTCGGTGCTCTTGCTAATGCTTGTATACTTGCAGCACTCTCAAAGATTGTTCCTATAGCTGCACCAGATACACCTAGTACATTAAAGGAAGGAAAACTATCAAGCATAAAACTCTTAACCATGTCTAGGAAAGCAGCAGGGCCATATGTAGATGTAATATCAATAGCACCTTTACCTCCTAAGTGTTCCACTGTACTGTTAAAGGTTTCGTTAATAGCTCCGTTCATCATTATCTCAAAAATAGGAACATCAGCTAAATCAGGAAACTCTTTTCTTATTTTAGCTTCTGCTTCACTTCCTAGGGACTGTCCTAAGCCACCTTGCATACCAAATGTAGCGTAGGTAAGCATTGTAGAAACAATAGCGGTAGCGTACGTATTTGAATATGCCCCTGCTTCTCTACCAATATTTCTTCCTGTGTTAATTTCTCTTTTTATAATACTCTCAACCGCACCAGTAATACCTTTATACTGGGGTTCTAAAATAATATCTAAGAACAACTTGTGAACATGCTGAAAAAACTGTAAAGGAACACTAAGTACACTGCTGTTGTCTTGGTACTTAAACATATTAAGAGAGTTTTGTGTTTGTACGTTCTTCTGTGCTTGAAAGCTTACTTCCGCTTTACCCTTCCCATCAAACTTCTTACCAGCCTTCATAAGGATGTTGAATTCTGCTAGATAAGACATCATGTTCATCGCAGCTAAAGAAGCTTCTTGACTTCCTCTTGCAGCATTGTAAGCTAAACCTGTAGTTTTTCTTTTAACAGCATTAAAGCCACTCCTTAATTTAGTAGTAGCCCCTACGTCTAAGTTACCCCTAGCCATATCAAGGAAGTCATTACTTCTCCCTATTGCATCCACTAAACCATTACTTTCCAATTCCGCTACTAGTTCTCTGGCAAGCTTCTCATCCCCACCAATTAAAGAAGTGAGGAGTTTGTAGTTACCTGTACTACGTGCTGCTATAAGAGCTGGGAGTTGGAGTACGGACTTAAATCCACTTGTACCCTTAGTACCTGCTATATAAATGCCTATGGCCATGTTCTGTGGTACTTGATACAAAGGGTTAAGTACAACAAATAAGTTTGATACAAGCCCCTTCAGCTCCATTACAGCAGCTTGTGTGTCTGTGCCTTTACCTATCAATCCTAGTATAGGGTCAAAGACAGGGGATACAGCTCTATCTACAGCTTTGTAAGCTTCACCATTTGTATGTGTACGAAGGGTCTTTAGGTATCCATGCCAGTTTTTAAAATCATTTAATCTCTTATCAGAAAACAAGACTTCATCATCTCTTTGCTTTCTAATCATACTACCTGCATTAGGACTAAAAGAAACTTGTCCTCCGTCTTTAACAAGCATGTCATCGAACTCATTAAAGAAACGAGCCTCTACACTTTTAAGCATGTTGTAGTCTAATGCACTCTGTGTACTAGTAATACTTTTACCCATAGTTTCAAAAGCATTGAGTACAGGAGCATTTAAACCATCACTCCCTTTAAGCTGCTCTCCTCTTTTCTTTGTATGGCTACTGCTATAAGAGAACTGAACATCACTGTCTGAACCAAATATACTATCTATGTCATCGTTTTCTCTCGAACGTACAGCAACACCACCTTCACGTTCTGCAATCTTTTTAGCTTCTTTCTGAGAAGATACAATGTGTGTAATACTATTAGAAGGAACTTCTTTACCATCTACTATCTTTGTACCTAATGTCTTTACAAGCCAACCTGTTTCTCTATAAAATCTATCAATGTGACCTGCTCTTCTGTTAAGAACATTCTCAGGGAGTCTTGAAATTCTTTCAGGTTTAACTCTTACTACACTTCTAAAGCCTACCTCTTCACCAGCATCTATAGCATTGGTAACCTTAACGTAATTAAAGCCATCATCAGGTGTAGGGACAATAAGTCTTCCTGTTTCCATGTCTAAAACTAAACCATCTGCTGTATCAATATCTTTTTTAGGGTCAAGGATAGTACCGAGGTTGCCATCAGCTCCGTCATCTATAAACTTAGTATTCTTAGAACTTAGCTTTTGATGAAACACTTTGTTTCTTATTTGGTAAACATCCTCATACACGTCCCGTATGACTTGGTACGCTTCCCAAACCTTGTCATCCTGCTCTCCTGTTGCTTTTCTAAAAGAAGCTCTTGTAGTCCAGTCTAGGGATTCAGAATCACCCTTTTCCAATATTTTAGAAAGAGACAGTCCTTGTTTAGCACTAAGCTTACGTACACCCACTTTAAATCTATCTTCAAGCTTTTGAACTGTAGAACGATTCTTGCCTTTTAAAGCAAACAAACCTTTTATTACATCCTCACCTAAGAGGCGTAAAGGGTCAAGGAACATTCTTCCTACGGGGCCAGCAGCTTTATTGGGGTCAAGATACAAACCACCTACATCGTTCTCAGGGTCGAACTTATGTTCAATAGTAGTTTGTGCATACCACTTACCATCTTGTTGAACAATCTTAACATCCATTCCTGTTAGTCCAACCTTTGAAGCACTAAGTGCATCATCTGCTGATTCAAAACCTTTAGCTCCATCTCCTAGTAGGAATGTAAACGTACCTAAACTGTCTTCAATGTCATTAGCTTTAAACCCTGTAGCGCTGTCTTGAACAGTAAGAGAAGTACCTGCTTGTGTTTCTAGCGTACGTGCTCTTTGCATTCCAATGTTTGTTAAAGTTTTATCAGCTAAGATAAGCTCATTCATAGATGTTAAGTTATCTAACACATTAGGAAAGCCAATAGGAGTGTCTTCTGTTGGAGTAAACACTTGACGTGAAGCCACGTCTTCTACGCTTATTCCTGTGTCATCTACTATCTTTTGTAATCCACCTTCTTGCTCAACTCCTAATTTACTAACAGGGTTCTCTAAATATTCTGTATCTACTGTGTGGGAATTAATTCTAGTTGTTGTAGGTATTTCTATAAAATCACCTTCAAGTACAGAGGCTTCTATTCGTGTAGAAGGCCCACCAATTTCTAGAGGACGAGGCATAAACAACCCTGTCATTAAATCTGAATTAACAACTGTAGTGTTAGAAGCAAACACTCTTTTACTTAAATAACCAAATAAACTACCTACACTTTGGAATACACCCTTAGCACCAATTAAAGATAAACCTACATCTAATGTTGTTTCTAAATACTGCTCTATTTCTGAATCTGTTCTACCATCAATAACATCCAATCCACCTTGTAGCACAGCATTACGTAAAGACTCAAACTGGCTAAGAGTCATTAATGAATTGTTGTTTTCTATTAAAAACGTTTCCTGTTCTTCCCATCCATCCATTAATGCATTGAGCATTTCTATTTGTTTTTCAGGTGGTGTGTTCTTAATAGCTTCTAAGGCTTCAGGTATACTGCTTTTGTATTTAACAAGCTGCTCACTAATTGTACCTGTAGGTAAGAAGTACTCCCCCACATCACCTAACATACTAAGGAAAGGTGTACCTGCACTTAACTCTGAGCTTCGCTTTTGTATCTCTTGAGCAAATACAATGTTACGGGCTACGTGCTGAGCAACAAATCCCATTCTCTCAGGTTTAATAGTTTCTAATTTACTTAAAGCATAAGTTCTTAATGTACCGAGATTAACAGTTGTTTTACCTTCTTCTTTCAACCGTTCTAGTATACCTACAACCTCTTCAGGTGTTTGTGCTTCTACAATAGATTGGTTAGCTTTATCAAATACAAACTTATCTAGTTCTTCTTGTATCTTGGCAAAGCTCTGGTCTAAATAACTGTCACTGCCACTTTCTAAATCCTGTTCTACTAATAAACTATCTATTTCTAATGTTACAGCACTCAGCTTAGAAAGTTCTTTATTACTTCCTTTTGTTCTTATAACAGAAAGAGGTGCATTACCAATGTATCCTGCCTCAGATACTTCTTCAGGAAAACTTGTAGCAAAGGATGTATCTACTGTAGGTTGGTTTGTAATAGGCTCTTCTTGAACCACACCTACAGGTGCCACTTCTACAGGCTCTATCGGTTTAATTTCTTCTACAATTCCTGGTCCTATCAATTCAGCCATTATTAATTACCTGTGTTGTTATTAGGGGGTGTACCACCAGTAAAACTTCCTGCAATAGAAGCAACACCACCTAAAGCACTAGCTGCCCCACTAAACCTATTAGCTTCACTCATTCTTTTATTTATTGCTTGTTGTAATGTATCCACTTGATTAATAAACTGTATGTTGTTTTCTGCATTACTTCCAATAGCACTAAAGCCCCCTTGAACAGCACTACTCTGCATTGCTCCCTGTGTAGCCCCACTCTGTAATACTTGGGCTTGAGCCATACGTGCTTCTCTTACTTGAGCAAGTCTTGCTCTAGCATCTTGTGTTTGTCTAACACGTTCTTGAACTTTGTTAGCTTTTCTTTGTGCGCTTCTAGCTTTAGCCCCTGTTACTAAAGAACCCGCTGTTGCCACTGCTGCTATACCTATAGCTGCGTTTGTTATTCCTACAACTGCAAAAGTCATTTTATTAACTCCAGTAATTCTTGTTTATCTTTAATAACATGTTGGTTTTCAACTATTTCTATATCTGTTTCGTTATCAATGTTTTTGTGTACAGTAATCCAAGTGCAATCTGTAGTTGCATACACAGACCTCTTAGCAAAAGGAGTTGATATAAAAACAAAAGGAGCCTCTACATCCATATTTCCATCTTGACTTACTATTGTGCTTCTACCTTCAGCAAGGATTGTAAAATGAGGGTGTCTATGAACTTCACCTACAACAACAACACCTTCAGGAATGAACAAAGAACGAAGGTACATACCCTCTGTAAAATAATGAATAGGCTCTAAATTAAGTTGGAGTTCTTTAGGCTGAGCTAACATAATCTCTTGCAAGGTATAAGCTTTATCTAAATAACTTTTTCCTTCTATTTCAGAAAGCATATTCTTAATCACATTCTACCTCTCATTGTGTAGTTAACACTGTAGCCTAACATCTTCATATCCTTTAAAGGCTCTGCTTCAAATACAAACTGAACAGCATCCCCATTACCACGTATATTAAACTTCTTACTAATTAAATTTTCTCCTGTATTAAATGCATAAGGATAAGCATCAGGTATAAACCCTCTTTGTAATGGCTTGTACAATTGCATTGCTTTACCACTCCCACCAGCTAGTGCTGTTACACCCACCCATTTCTTAAATTCATTACCATTATCAAAGTCCCAACGAGCCTGAAACAAACAACTACTTGGTTTATCAAATACGTATGCTCCATCTACAAACCCTGTTATCTGTGTCTCTGTTTTTTTAAAAAATACTTTAGCTTGTTGTATACTTTTCTTATTAGCAAACTTACCTAATGTCTCATACCCTGAAACTAAATAAGCTGGAACATTAGTAGTAAAGTCTTGAAACAACTCACTGGTTAACTGTGCTAGGCTGTAACTTATTGTTGTAGCCCCTACTGTGTAGAAAGGGTAAAGAGTTGCATTGTTTACTTTAAAAGGTCTACTAGCTGTGTACAAAGGGTTTGCTTGTTTTTGTGGATAAAAAGCCCCTACTTCTAAATCAAGAATTATGCCGTCACTTGTATTATCAGGTGTCCACCACACAATTTGTTTATCTATTTCGTTGTATATGCCATTAGCATTTCTACCAGCAAAAGAAGTAAGGTAATAAGAGCGTACAGTCTGAGCTGATATGTCTTTCGCATCTAGGACTCTAAACTCACTGCCTTGTATTTGCATAATACCGTTGCCACTAAAGTAGAACAAACTACCTTCAGCTTCTACGATACTACGTACGCTTGTTATACCCCGTTCACTTACCTTCGCTATGTTAAAGCCTGTTGCTTTAAAGCCGCCATCAGCATTGTAGATATACCACACGCCATTAGTAGCAAAGACAACAACACCACTCTTAAAGGGTGTAAGAGCTTTAATCTCTACAGTATCTTCTAAGGGGATAACACCACCATCCGTATCTAACAAATCTGGTATTGTCTCACTGGTGGGGTCGTTGTTCTGGTAACAGTTACCTGCTTGCTTAGAAGAAACTAATACTTGTGAAAACATCACTGTACTATCTACAGCATAAAATATTCTCCCAAAAGCTGAAGCACAGCAATTGGGGTTTTTAATGTTTGTTGTTGGGGCTGTAACTGACATTAAGGTACTTCTCCTCCTGCTGGTGCTTCTTCAGGGTAAGGGTCAAATGGTACTGTTCCTCCACCACCACCTGTATTTGGTACATTAGGGTCGTAAGAAGGTGTGCCTGACAATGTAATTGTTCCTAAGACAGCTAGCGTGGTACTAGGTGCCCCATCTAAATTAGGAGCTGTTAGCTTGCTTGCTCTGTTGTAATTATCAATAGGAAATACGTAATGACCTCTAGGAGAAAGGCTATTACCTAAACCCGCATCACGTACATACACAGGGTCAAAAGTAAGGTCTCCTGTTGCATTAGTAATCATACCTACACCAACACTATCTGCATTGCTGGGGTATTTAGAAAAAGCATTAAAGTAAATAGTAACGGTGGATGTTAAAGGGTGTCCACTTGTGTCCTCATCCCTTTTACTTACAAACCAACCTGCATTAAACAAGTTGTAATTATGATTACCTGTAAGAGTAACAGGTGTTTCTGAAACAGTTAAACCGTCATTAACTAACTCAAAGTCTCTTACATGCAAGCTAACTGTGTTAACAACTATGGTGTCTGTAGCCGGAAAGTATTCAAGAAGAATAGGTTTGTCACTGTTGGAAAGAGTAATTACTAGGAAGTTTGTTAATTCGGCTATCTGTGTACTAACTACAGCATCAGCTATTTTGACATCTGCAATGGCTGTAAAGTTTGCATCTATTGCATGAACTCTTAAAAAAGTTTCTGGAACAGCATTAGTTAGTATAGCAATGGCATACTTACTTCCTCTCCAGTAGAACAAGTTTTCAAGTTTGCTTGTAGCTCCTGCAAATGTGTTAAGAGGGTAGATGTAACTAAACCCTTTTCTGCGTTCTCTTACTAAACCATCTTTGTTAACAGTAAAGTTCAATTCATTACTTGTTGCCCCATCAGGAAAAGATAAAGGGCTTACTTCTGTAATTAAACCTTTAGCTAAGTTAACGTATTCTTTTTGACCAGCAGCCCTCATTACACACCACCTTCTGATAAACTAGCTTTTAACATTTTCTTTATCTGTTTAGGATGAGAAAGAGCATTAGGTACGTCTATGTTGTGTTGCTCTGCATAGCTTAACAATTCAACCTTTGAATTAAGGTCATCAAGTAAAACATCCTCTGCTAGTTTTACACGAATTACTTCTGCTGTTAAAGCCAACCTCCTGTTATACCTTTCAAACTGCGTAAGAGCTTCTGTACGGCACATGAAGCCACCCATTAGCTCAAGAGGTGTATTGCCTTTACTACTGAAGTGATATAGCCGTAGAGGAGAGTACAGGAGGGAATACTTAGCGCCTTCAACTGTTACTAAATCTTTTTGAAATATATCATCACTCATCGTCTGCTTTTCCTTGATACAGCATTACGTTTACCATAAGACTGTTTAGCTCTACCCCCACTACCTAATACTTGGCTTGCCTGCTGCATTTTAATTCTAAGCTTACGAGCCTTTTGATTAAGCATTGCATTAGGCTGTTGGTATACAAGGTTAAAGCACTCACTTAACACCATAGCCAAATACGTAGTACTAAGATGTTGTGGGATAGGTATAAGGAAAGCATCTTGTCTGAGGAAGACAGGCATCTGTGTAACTAGTACTCTTGTCTTACTGGCTTGCATTGTTGTGTCATATTCACTGTTGTAAGCATTAGTTACAATGTATTTGCCATCAAAGGATGTAAAGTACGTAGGCCACTCATCATTAATAACAGGAAGCTTTTGATTATCAAATCCAGTAATAACATCTACACTTGTATCTTTAGAACTGTACTGAGCAGTAATACTCATAAACTCTAAAGGAGCACAGTACTTTAATGCTTTGTATTGTAAGTCACCTGTTTCTGATACGTTGTAAAACAACTCACTATCTTTAATGTTCTGTACAGCACTAGGTATTAAAAGAAAATTAGGCTTAGTTACATCACTTACTGCATCTAGTGTTACATCTTTCTGTACAAATAATAAGTTAGGAAACTCTTGTACCATTTCGTAATAGATACGTTCTGCTATATTAGCTACTTGTTGTGCTTCATCATTATCAAATATACTGTCCACATAGAAACCACTTGTAGCATCTAGGTACTGTTGGACAACTTCTAAAAGTGTTAATTGCATCATTCTCTCCAATAAATATTATAATAGGGAAAAGGAATCCCTTCCCGCTCCCTATGAAATATTAACTCTTAATACAAGTCGTAAACTATAACAACTTTAACAACACCAGCCGTACGTGAAGTAGCTACGGTAAGTTGGCCTTCAGCAGCAAGTGCTGTACCTAACAAGGCACCAGCAAAAGCAATAACACCTGTAGTACCCGTGTTAGCTGCTAGTAAACCATCAGCATCTGTAACAACACCAGCAGGGGTTGAAACACCAAGGGTAATGTTAGTTCCACCAGACAGAGCAGACTCAATAATAAGACTACCACTACGGATTATAGCGCCAACAGGCATTGTAATCTGTGGGCCATTAGCGCCAGTAGTAGGCAAACTACCTACATCAAAACGGTATTCAAGAGTACGGGTAGTACCTACCTGCCCTACTTGAGCACCATTGACGGAAGCAGTGTATTGGTTAACATCATATAGATTTAAAGGTTGTGCAGACATATTTTATATTCCTATTAAGTTGGAGTTACGATTACCGCAAGAGTTTCAGCACGTTTTAATGCAAAACCATAACGACAAGTAGTAGAGTACTCATCACGCTTCATTGTACTGTTACGGAAAAACTCAGAAGCAGGACGTTGACGTATAACCCCCATGAAAGGCATATCGTCAGCAGAAGCCATAGACATTGCAATCATAGCTTGTCCAGTGTATGTAGCACTGCCTGTATTATCAGCTTTTACAATTGTTTCTGCTGTAATAGCAGGAAGGTTGTGGCTAATCATAATGTTAAAGCCGTAGATGTTACGAACAAAGTTAAGCTTGTCACCAAAACCAGTTTGGATAAGGCCATCAAAGTCTTTGTTGAAAGTACTACCATCAGAAACAGCAACAATGTTTAACAACTTGTTAATTTCAAATTCCTGTTGTGGGTTAATGATTAACACACGATTACCTTCAGGAACTAAAGCTAAGTCAAAAGAAAGCTTTAAGTTAGCAATATCTTGTAATGCTAAGTTACCACTTGTACCACTACCAGCAAAACGGTGAGGTTGACCATTAATTAAGTTACGGTCTCCAAGAGTCTGCTGGTTAGCAACTGCTAATACTGACTTCTCAATGTCACGCTCAAAAGCAATAGAGCTTTTACGAACGTTCTCAGCAAAAAAAGCCATAGCCTGATGACCATCTTGCTTCTGCTTGTCAGTCATGTACCAACCGTCTTGCTTATAGTCTGTTACTGCAAGCTCAACGCGGCTAGTAGCCATTTTACTAAAGTCTACACCAGTGTCTTCTGAGTAGTTAGACAAGGCTCTGTCACCAGTTTTGGTAATCTTTAATGTGTCACCATCACCGAAGATGCCTGTCTTGTCATCGAAAAGGGGACGACCTACTAGCCAATCATCTAATGATTTTACTAGTTGACCGTCATAGATTTCCTGACGGATTATATTGGGGTTTTGTGAAGATACGTAAGACATATTTATTCCTTAAAATTTGTACAATGATTCAGGGTCAACACCATATTTTTTAGCATAAGAGTCAAAAGTTTTCTTTAAGTTAGATACTTTTTCTGATGTACTAAAACCTCCAAGATTGAGAACAAGTGCTTCGTTGTTAGTACGAGGTACACTGCCACCAAAATTAAGAGAAGGTGATGCTGTATTTTGTTTATCTAAGCCAAACAAGGACTTAAACTTTTTAGGATTAGCACTAGCTTCAGAGATAATATCTGCATCAGACATACCTAGTTGCTTTGCTCTCTCCCTCAATTTACTCTCATAAGCGTCACCATAAACCGCTTGAGCAGCACTAATGCTATCCTCTTGGTTCTTCTGAGATAAGGTGTCTTGTTCTTTCTTTGAAAGGGATTCAGACATCGTACCTAATAGTTCTTTCTTTAGAGCCTCTATATCAATGGCACTGGTGGGTGCTTCTTGATTTGGCGTTTCACCTGTTCCCTGAGAATTCATACGTGCCAAGGCATCGTCTAATTTCGTAGATTGGTCAATCTGCGCTCTCAGTTGAGCTAGTTCTTCGTCTTTAGTTTTACTTTCAGCTTTTAGTTGTTCAATAAAAGAATCAGCATTAGTAATCTTATTTACTGCATCATCCTTACTAAAGTTCCTATCACCTATAGTAAATAATGGTTGTGCTTTGTCAGCAATTGGTTCTTGTTTCAAGTCTTGGTCAGACATTAATAATTCCTATTTCTTTTTCATTTTCATTGAAGTTTTAGTCATAGCTGGCTTCTTTGATTTAGGAGCTGGAGCTTTTTTAGTTGCTTTGTATGTAGTTTTACCCATCATAATTATTTCTTCTTAGCTGTTTTAGCAGCTCTAGTAAATTGTTTATCGGTGGGAGCGCCTTTAGCTCCTTTCTTTTTCATTTTCTCACCACTACCAGCAGCAATTCTTTTCTTCTTAGCATGGATGTTTGCGTATAAACCCGTAACCATATTATTCCTATTAAACTTTGTAATTCATTTCTTTGATTAAAGAACGTAGTATTAATCGCTCTGCTCGATTAGAAATAACTTGATGTTGGAATTCAAAACTATTACTAGGAACAGCAAGTTCTTCTTCTCTGATTAACTCCTCAATCCTTGATTTAAAACTCTCTATCCACATAGCAGTCATATCCGTGTCATACCATGACTTGTATCCTGTTATTAGTTTTCCTCTCTTCTCATCTGTTGCAGAATTAAAACTTTTTGATAGAAACTTTGGAACTTTAAACTCACTCATTACCCATCTCCATTTCAGCATCCATCTCTGCATCCATCTGCATTTCTATTGGACTTGGTTGTGCCATGCCTTGCTCCATTTCTTGTTGTGCAAGCATTGTTGCTTCCTGTTCTTCCATAGCCTCATCAATAGCAGCAAACTTAGTAATTACTTGGTAGTTTTCAAAGCCATTCAAAGTCTCCCATACACGAGCTAAGTCGTATGTGTTGAAGTGCTTACCAAATATCTGATACATACCACTCTGATTAAGGTTTTGTAGTGCTGCAAGCTGTTGTAGGTTACGTGCAAAGCGTCTAGCTCCAAAGGGGATAAGCTTACCATTACTGCTAAGGTCTTCCTCTGTTACTTCTAGTACACTAATAATACCTTCTTCATCTTCTTCTAAAACACTAATAACCGTACTAAAATTCTCTCTCGCTACTCGTAGTTCTGCTGTAACACAAGGCTCAATAACATCTTCTTCAAACTGCATAGCCTTATTAATAAACCCTCTGAAAGCACCATCGTTTAAGTTTTGTACTTCAAAGGCTGTCTTTTCACCAGAGGTCTTAAAGCCTGTTAGTTGCTGAGGAATACGTGCTGCTCTACGAGCCATTTCTGTATGCATTGTTATTTGGTTGTCATACGTCAGGACAGTTGCATCAGGAACGATGTCTTGTACACTTCCACCTTCAGGCATAATGTACTTAGTCTGACCTGTTACTTCGTCGTATATCTCTTCTACATCACCTACGTAAGCCCTATCTGGATTAGCAAACTTATCAATAGAGTCATTTTTAGAATTCTCTCTGTGGTTAATCATGTAGTTAATACCAATTAGATTATCTAACGGGCCTTGACTCCACAAACTATCAGGACGAGGTTTCCAACTACCTTTGAATATCTTAGTCTTAGGTTCAAATTCGTCATAGACAACAGTGTTGCCATCAACAACTATAACGCACCTACCCTTGTGTACTTCTTGTGTTTCTTCATCATAGACATCACCATAGAACCATAACAGCTCAATCATTCCACTCGTGTAGTACTCCTTAATAGTACCAAACCCCGCTGGTATGTACTGTGCGTCTTTATACCTGTCTGAGTTGTCTGTACTGGCCCCTGCTCGACGATTGAGTAAAAGAGATAGTGTCCCTTCATCTATCTTACTCTTGTCACCTAGGCTATCTACAAACTCTTTAAACTCACCTGTAGGAAGAAGACTTGTAATTATCTTCGGGGTTTTCTTAAACTCTGCAAAAGTTGGATTAAAAACAATATCATAAGGACTAATACGAATAGGCTTTGGACCAAGGAAACCAGTGACAATCTCATCATCTTCCATTTCTGTTTCATTAACAAAGTCCACCTTTACAAAACAATTACCATAACGTACTAAGTCATCAATAACCTTACGGAAAGTAGTACTAAAACCATTAAGTGCATGTACTTGCTTAATCATGGAGATAAGCTTTCTACGCTTCTCTGTAGCAATAGCCTTAGCATCATAACCCTTCCAACTAAGCCAATCTTCATGTGGAAAGACAGTGGAAAATATAATAGCTATTAGGTCTTCATGTATTTCAGAAATAATAGGAATGAATGTTTTGTGGTCAAAGAACTCTCCACCTTCAAGCATAGAAGTATCTGTAGCGTGGATGTAACTATCAATCTCTGCCCACATATCACAAGCACTTGTACGTACACTGTTCCATTCATGCTTATACAATGCAATTTCATTTGCTAGTTTAGGTTTGTTGCTGTAATTGAGTGTAATCATTAAGCTCTCTTTCTTCCTCTATTTAAAAACCTACTCTCTGCTTTCACTACATTTCTGTTTCTGTTAGTGGCAAACTTAGGCTTACTCATTCGTGTACTGTTACTAACAGCTATCCATAAGGCATCTTTTAAGTCATCATGTGGTGGTTTGTTTAGTCTTAACTCTTCTTCAAGTAAACGAGTGTAGCCACCCTTAGTATGATAAACACTCTTACCTCTGTACAAAGGCTCAAACAACTGAGCATTACGCTCTTCCTTACTGCCTTCTCTCTGGTTTTTAGTTTGATGTTTAACTACAAGAGTCTCACCAGCTTTACGTACCTCATCTTGTACAAAGTTAGCTATTACATTACCACCAGCATTTGTTTCAACAGTAACTTCTCTGAAGTTCCAATACTGATGAAGTTCAATTACTTTGTCGTAATAGACTTCTGCTCTGTCTGTTTGAAATCTTTGGAGGTCAAGAACATATAAATACCCGTCTGCATCCCATGCAATAACAGCAATAGCTGTGTAGTCTCGTTTAACCTTCTTGGCTCCACTTCCTTCAGAGAAAGCCAAATCCATACCACAAAACACTTTAAGTTCTTTAGTACCATACCACCACTTACCTTGTCGTTGTTCTAACATCTGAGGCTGCATATACATAAAGCAACTGTTAGTAATCTTATCTACAGCAGCAGCGTTAGGGTCATTGTAGTACTGGCAGTAGTAAAGTATTAAATTAAATGCTTCACTACGCTTCTTACTTAGTTCTGTCCTGTTAAAGCCATACCAGTTGCCATCAGGCATTTGCTGTCTAGGCCATACAAACGTACCACTACCATCTTTATGCTTACTGTCTTCTACTGTCCGTTCAAACCATTTCCAAAGAGGTCTTGTTTCTGTGCAATTACCTTCTGCATCAAATACTTCGTATTCTTTTTCCTTCAAGTCCCCGTATAGGTCATTATCCCCATACCTAGTACCAACCATCCACTTAATACTACCTGTTGTGGCAATTGAAGCATAAGACTGATATACCTCTTTAATGTCTTCTCGCTCTGCTGCACTTCGGTAGTTTTCGTTAGTTACTAAGTCATCAAATATACACATCTTATAGTGAGCACCAGTGTTTGTACTCTTAGCACTAGTTGCTGCTACTGTGGGGTCTTTCTCACTCTTAGGACGTTCTGGGTGGTCTATAGCTATCTCACTAATAGTCCATGTACCTGTAGGTTTATGCTCGTAGTCTTTGGTTCTAGGATGTATCTCATAATTTAACATTTCAGGCCAAAGCTCTCTATGTGCTTCACTCTTAAATATATTCTTAATAACAGTAAGCTGTCTCTGTGACAACGTAGGGTTAGAAGAAACATATGTAACAGTAAACCAAGGAAACTTAGTAATAGCCCAACTACACGCTACAGCAATACAAAAACTCTTCTGATGGTCACGAGGTACTAAGGCTGCTGCATTATCCCCTTCACCGCCTTTAAGTGCTCCATTAAGGGAATTCTCAAAAAACATAAACATATCTCTATGCAAGTCACCAAAGTACCGATTAGGAAACAAGATTTGAGCGTATGTGTACAAACTGTCTTCACACTCTTGTCTTATTACATTAATACTCATTCACTGCCATCCTTACCTAGTATCTTAAATGTTAAGAGTCGTATGTCACTATGCATTTCAGAAATCATCTTACTTGTAGCTTTTAATTCTTCTCTTGTTTCTGTAATGCTTGTTTGTAATGGACGTACTATGTGTTGTTGTATCTCCACTTTATCGTAATACTCTTTGTTAAGTTTTAATTCAAGCTCTCCTAGTTTCTGTTCAGAGAGAGATTGCCTTGCATCTAGCTTGTTTAGATATCCTCCAATAAACCAACCTAATAAACCAATTGTGGGTATCCATACGTACTCTAAGAAAAGTTCTAACCCACTTGTTTCAACACTCATCGTTTAACCTTTGCATACAAACTTTCTACATTACTCTGTTTAATTCTAGGCTTTTTAGTCTCTGGTCTTCCCTTAGTACTTTGCTTACCCTGTTGTTCGTATATGAATTTAGCAGCAGTAACATTACCCTTAACAACTTCAGCCATAAGAATCTTTTCACTTACGGACTTCTTACGAAGCTCTTGTTCTTCTTTCCAAGCATCTAGTCCTTGGTAACGTAAACCAGCAGTAGTCTCATGTCCCTTGACAAACCAATCTAGAGAACAAAGCTTCTTCCAATGCTCCCAGCTTTCTACAATAAGAATAGCGGCTTCGTACTCGCTATTACAGTCTCTATACAAAGCACTAACACTTTTGTACTCTATCCCTTTTTTAGATACGTAGTCTTCTGAGCGAAGAGTGTAGGGCGCATCTGGCTTGTTAAATTCATAAAACAAGCCTTGTGTTAGTTGTATTCCGTTTTCTGCTTTGTATCTTGGCATAATATTATTCTTTAGTTAGTTAAGTTTAATTGTAAAAAATCAAGATCGACCCGCTTGCACTTCACCAACGATGCTTAATTTAGTTTGACCAGACTGGATATCTAAAGCAGATCCGCTATCTTGTAAAACAATTATTTCAATTGTGTCACCCGCAGAGTATTTTTTTGTGTCATTAATTCCCATTGTTGTGCCGGATGCGCTTGGTGGGTATGTGCGCCTAACTCCTGCCGCGCCATTTACATTGATTTGTATACGCCTAATTCCAGACGCATTACCCGAAATTTCCGCATATGCGTTAACAGTATACAAACCATCTCTACGTATTGTATGCAGTGTTGCGGATGTAGTGCCGTTGAATCCGTCGTATATAGTATCGTTATATGATATTAATGTTGCTGTGTTATTAGGTATTGTTTGGTTTGTTGCTCGGTTTCTTTCTAAATATGCAGTGTTTAAACCCCTAAACGCTGCTGTTGTATGTCCAACTGACCTACAGCCCATTTCTTCAACCCAGTTGTTTGTTGTTGACCCTCCAATACTTACCTCATTAAAAAATCCAAACTGTACAGTTGTACTATCGGACAAACAATCAACCCATTTTATACCTTGTGGGTACGTAGGATAAGTTGCATTGGTTTGAGTTCTAAAACCACAAATAGTAGCAATTCCCGCCCAGTTACCAACCGTCCCCGTTTCTGTTGCTGTACACCCTGTGTATACAATATTCTGCGTATATTCTGCAACTGGGTTGGCTACTGTTGCGCTAGGAGGACTTGCAACAAATCCCCCTAAATCTGCTCGGTATGTGTGGCAACCAAAGTATCGACCTGATGTTACTGTGTTAGCTGCTTTAAATCCCCAAGAATAACAATTTTTTGCATGAGCGCCAAAAACGCTAAACCTAGTAGTAAATTGGTCTCCTGTAAAATCCCAGCCTTGACCTACCGTATCTACAACCCCACCGTGGAAGGTAAAATCTTTTGTACCACCTACTGCAACGCCTCTATTGTATTGAGTTGTTGCCGCTTGACCTGTCCATTGAATAGTTGTGTTTTTAACATTAAGGGCATATACCTGTGCTTTCTCTCCTTGGTTTAGCCAAAAGCCTTGAAACACATCATCAGTTATTGCAGATGTCGAACTATCACCCGCAAAAGTATCGTAGACTAAAGGGCTGTAGATTATTAAATCTGTGAACTGATGGAATGACATTCCTGAGCCAAAACCATTACCCGTTGCACTGATATCTCTACCTCTGACGACACCACCAACTATCCAAAACCCTGAACTCCCGCTCAAACTACCTGCGTTTTTATTAGTGCCCCTATTTACCTCCACGTTTTCTAATTCGCAATGAACATTTGCTAAGCTAACTAGTGTTTTTGTGTTAGCTGCAGGATTTATTTGTAAAAAATCAGCGTCTTTAATGCCGACTCGTACGGGTAAAGTTAAATCCCCGTCAATCGCATAAACCTTGCCTTTTATACCGTTGCAACCAACCAATGCGTATACGTTTAAATACGCCTCCCAAATCGGCTTGTCATTAGTCGACCCGTTTCCTACCGCGCCGAGCATGTGTACATTATGAGGATAGCTTTTTAATGACCATTGAACACCATTGGCATCGTTAAGCAAATTACCGACACCTGTAGCTACAAAAATTTGTGAGGGGCTTTGACTTACAACCTGACCCGTAACACCATTCTGTTTCCAAGAACTTGCTCCACCGTCACCGCTTGTAGTAAAGCCATTTGTTTTAATAATGACAGCTGCGCTGTAAACAACAACACTACTTATTAAAGCTGTTGTAGTAGTATCTAAGTCAGTTTTTAAATTAAGAGCTGTTTGTTGTGCTGTACTTACGGGTTTATTAGCATCACTGGTATTATCTGCATTACCTAAACCAACTGTTGCTTTTAGTACAACATCCCAAAAAGGAGTAGTGCCATCTGTTCTTAAATATTTATTAACCTGCCCTACTTGGGGAGGTAACACAGAACTACCTTGGCTTGCTGCAATATCCGCTAAACGAGCAGGGTCATTAGGGTGGGATGGGGCAGGAAGGTTTATAATTCTATTACTGTTAGCGTCTAGTGTATTTTCTAGTTGGTTAGCTTGACCCGTAGAAGGGTTTCTATCTAGCTTGTCCGCTATAGCAGTTTGTACTTTTTCTAACTCAGCGTTTACTGGGGCTAAATTACCTGTTAATGTATTACGTGTGTAGTTACTCATTTATAACTTTAACCTTTTTAGAGTTTTAACTTGAGATAAAAAAGAATTATTGATAAATAACTCCTTCGGCTGCAAGTACATTAATAGTCTGACTCACACCGCCTGTACCAGAAGTAAACGCAAGTTGGCCTCCTGCAAACACTGAAGCATCACTTGAGAGAGGGCTTGCTGTTGTTTGAGCATTAGCACTTACCGCATTAATAGTAGAACCTTCTGAAGCTCTGATTCCTCTAGGTGATGTTGATGGGTTAACTGTACCGCTTTGAAAATTTATAGTACTAGCCCGTTGTGCAAGAACAGCCGCAGTCGAGCCAGAAGATGTAGAAGCTGTAGCGTTATCCGCATCAATAATGGAGCCACGGAAAGCCCATAAAGAAGCAACCCCTCCACATCCACTTGCATTTCCATCTCTAAAACCTACAGTAGATGCATCATGTGCATAAACACCTGCGCCTGTTGACCCTGAAACATTTGCTCCGAGTGCTTGCACAGTAGAAGAGAGGGCAAAAATACCGTCTGCTCCTGAGCCTGTACCAACACCATTTTCCCATGACAAAGCGGAACCTCTGATTATTCGGACAGCGTTAACACCTGCGTTGTTAAAAGTTGCTCCATTAGCACTACCTTGTGAAACCCTGTTTACATATAAACCATATTGACCACAATTATTAGCTATAGCATTCTGGCAGTTTATATTTGAGGTTTTAAATGCAAAGTATCCATACACCCCATTACCACTACAAAGAGAACCTTCAGCATTTATTTCTGAACCAGAATTAGCATAAATACCTACTTCCGTAAAGTCTTGAAATCCTGCTCCAGAAAGCACAATAGCTTTGCCATTCTCAACAAAAAGACCGTCTTGTCTTCCTACTGCACTGCCGCTTGTGTCCATTCTAAACAGAACATTTATTTTAGGCATTACGCAATTTATACCACCAAAGGCAGGTCTGGATGTATCCAAACTTCCTAATACGGCGGTTAAAGAACTACGTGCTACGTTTACTTCTGCATCTACAGAGCTGATTGTAATCCAACCTAAATTTATACCATATACAAAAACTTGTTCTTGCATTGAAAAACCTGTTTCTAGGCTTAGTATTACTCTTTGATTTGTTTTAGGAGAGAAGCCAGATAGGAAGTTAATTGCACTAGATATTGTTGGAAAAGCTGTTGGTATGCTAAACGTAATGTTATCCACACCAAGTTGAGATAGGCTGCCACCACTTCCTTGAACTAGGGCCCATTGATTACCAGAGGCATCATTAAGAAGCGGGGCTGCTAGTTGAGCAGGGGATTGACTTACTGTTTGATTAATTACACCATTCTGTTTCCAATCTCCTTTGCCACTGTCTCCTGATGCTGTATAGCCGTTTGTAGTAACAATAGTATTAGATAGATAAACAGTAGTAGAGGCAATTAAATCTACTGTTGTAATAGCAGATGCAATTGAAATAGAACTACCTGCCAAATCAGAAAGACGTGCAGGTTCATTCTCAGAAAGGGGTTTTGGTAGGTTGAGGATACGATTGCTATTAGCATCTAGAGACGTTTCCATTTGATTAGGAACATCACCTTTACGAGAAAGTGTATCAGCTATAGCCACAGCTATTAAATCAAATTGAGAGTTTATCTCTCCTATTGTATTAGGTGTGCCTGTCTTTGTGTATCTTGCCATTACTTTGTTACCTTGAAATTCTGTTGTTTAAAAAACCATCTCAGGCCAAAGGATGCAGCCATAATACCAAATGCTCCTACTTGCCACCAGTAGGGGAGCTTACCTACGAACTCTACCCAGTCTGATGCACTAATCAGCTTACCTGTGTTGTTATCGTACCAGCCTATAACTAGAGGGCTGTACCATATCACCATAATCATTTCATCTTTCCATGAAGTCTTAGCAGCCTCCATAGCCATTATGTCGTAATCAAACTCACCTTGAACAATACGAGAAGCTCTCTCTGCTTCTGCTGCTTGTTTAGCTTTCTTAACTTCTACCCAACCTGTAAACAGAGATGTTACGGCTGTTAGTATTAGACTTCCCATACATCCCCTTTAGAATAATTGTGTACTGTATCTGCCAATGGACTGTTCTTATGTCTCTGTTGTCTAGGAGTACACTTTAAATTGATTATCTGCATTAAGCAAACCATACAATCTAGTATACTGATTAAGAAACAGTAATGCAATCTACTTTATCTATTAGCATACAAGCATACTAAATAGAATAGCAGTAAATACTTAGGCTGCTACTACGCGAATATGGTCTTTAGACCTTGTGAGCAAAGGAGCTGTGGTTTACCCAGCAACTACTCAAGTGTATATAAATTCTTTTTTGTAGAAATTTGTAGAGTGCTATGCATATACACCCTCAACAAAGCAATTCCCCCCTTGTGGGGGTCTTCATTATAATTTCGGGTGGAAGGAACGAAGTGAGTGTAGCCTAGCGTCCTAAACCGGACACAATGGCTAAGTGATTGAGTTGTATATAGTTAGCCATATTGCCAAGGCAACACGTCTACACTTATCAGTGGTGTGGCTCCTACTAGCTCTCAGTGTCTATATGTATATATGTATGTTGTGTTATGTTTATTGATTATGTACTTATGTGTACATGTTAGTAGTACATGTTTATATAGGATGTTTATGTGTACATGTTATGTGTATGTATTAGTTGTATGTTTATTTGAATTAGTATTTGACTTATGTAAATGAATGGCTATTATGTAATGACTTAAACACCTACCGAGTAAAGAAAATGTTCCTTATCAAACTTTGTGCATATGTAAACGTCCTCCTCACTACTATTAATAATGATAAGTTGTTTTGTTACTATGTTGATACAGTTGAGCCTCTTATCATTGGTGCTATGTCATATAGCGAATGGATTGTTTATACTGAGACAGTCGAAGGATAATCCTAACGCTTTTACAACAAGCCCTTTAATTAGGGCTTTTTATTGCCTGTAATAAAGTAATGCTATCATCATTGTTTATGTATATGTTTACAAGTTGTGTGATAAGTATATGTATATGTATACGGTTTATTTGCATATATAATTCGTTATGTTTCAATGCCTTATCATTTAATTGTATTTATATTGATATTTATAGTTGCATTAATAATAGTATACTGTAGTCTTGTAGTTGTTCCGCAACGATGTGGTGTATACCTTTAAGAGTATTCATTGAGTACTTTTAAACGTATCAACTAACTAAAAGAGTGAGATTATGTATCAAGTAACATTAGAAATGACTTCAACTAAATACAGTGGCGTATTTGATTTTAATACTTTAGCGGGTGCTGTCCAGAAAGTTAGAAACAACCTTGACACAGATATAACACGGATGGGCTCTAAGAGAGCTATAGAAGAGCTTGGTAGTGCTCACTATTGGGACGCGGATAGTAATCACGCTAAAATTACTAGAGTGTAGTTCATAGGCTAATGAGTATTCAATGAATGCTTATTGTCTTATCAACTAACAGGAATAATATAATGACAAAACAACGCTACATATATGCATGTGTTAAATTCTACAATCCTGCATGTGGTACGAAACGGCCTGAGGATAGATTTCACCACTTAGAAACTCAAATCTTTAAAGGCTGGAGAGCTGTTAACGCGATGCTGTGTGAGTTCTTAGATGAGCCAAACTCCAAGGACGTAGGCGACCAGTACATAGAACGCACAAAGAAAGCAGTACAAATTGTAAGAACAACTCGATAACAACAAAAGGTAATAACATGAACTATCAAGAGCTTTACAAAATACTGACAGCTTGCTACGCAATCGCACCTAAAACAGACGTACGTTATTATTTGAATGGCGTACACTTCAAATCAATGCCTAATGGTTATACTATTGAGTCAACGGACGGACACAAGTTAGTTCAATTCAAATCAGAGTCAATCATCCAAGGCATGGAAGTAGATGTTATCTTAGATATTAAACATGTTAAGTTGTTCATTGATAAGATTAAAGCAATGGGCTATCACAAGACAGACGTGAACGAGTTGTTTATAACAGGTATAACAGACAATCAAATTGATTTTAATCTGGGCAGTGTGGAGACAATCAACGGTAGGTATCCGGATTGTGAACGTGTTATATGGAAAGACGAATCGAAAGAAATACGAGAGATAGGAATGGATGCAAGGTTTCTAGCCGATATCTTAAAAGTGACTAAGCCATTCATATCTAAAAAACACCAACCTGTTAAGCTGGAATTCAAAGACAGTGCAAGTAGTATGAGAGTGACATTTGATAACGGCATTGATAACTTAAAAAGCGTTATGATTATCATGTCATGTAGACTTTAATAATTGACAGCTCAGTATACATAAGTATATTGGGCAACTGGTATCATCAATGGTATCACCCACCCATTAACAACAAAAGGTAGCAACATGAACACAGTAACAAGTACAAACTACGAATTAAAAGCAGGTACTAAAACAGTATGGAATCAAGTTGAGACATTCACTCAAGAGCTGAGAGAAGAGTACTATAACAATGTAATTAATGCAGCACCCTTCATGCGTGGATTGGGTGGAAGTGAGACGTTGACACGCTCATATACATGCAATGGCTATGTGGTTACAAAGCTTGTGTCTAAATCACCATGCAAGACTATCAAACGTGTGTTTGAATTCACCTTTACTAATAGATTTGAAGTGGGTATGTAATGAACTTCACATATACAGTATTAACACTACATACAAGAAAAGATTTTGATACACACAGCAAAGCATTTGCATACTATTCCTCATTAAAAACTAGGCCAAGCGGTGTGTTCCGTTTTGTTGGTGAAGGTGGTGTGGGTGGGTTAAATGTGAGTGCAGATATATTTGAAGAATACGAGATTCTTTCTAATCACAATCTTAGACGACATGTAATATGAGGAGCTATGTAATGACTAAACTAATCAACGAGCGTGTGTTGAGGGTAACTGGTAGTATGATTATTATTATCCGTCACATGAGCAAAGGCACTGAGTACATATTAAAAGAAAACAATGCAACGCATGGGATTCTTTTTAGACGTAAGCGGGAAGTTAGAGACTATATAGGGGCAGCGGTATGACATTCTTTCACCATGGTGAAAGGTACACACTTGAAGAGCTTGTACAGCATCTTGAAGAGCTTGGGTTGTAACCAAGGGGATTGGTATCATCTTTACATTTG